TGAGGCTCATTGCCCTCATGGCCTACATTGTGACTGTGTCAATCCAGCACATCAACTTTGTAAAAAGATATGAGTTCCTTTCGAGGATTGTTGAGGGGCAAAAGGGGTTTTCTAGCTCCGATCATATTACTCAGCAATAAGCGACATGGTCAGTAAGACCTCTATTTCTTTCCAAATATAACAAACTTAAAGCGGCTCCAAAAAGTCGCATTTTTCTTTTTAAGCTGTTTTTCTAACTTGAATATGTAAGCGGATTGCTGAGATATTACTTCAATAGAAGAACTTATAAAATGAGCTTGCTTTGCATTTGTCTGTAATAGCTTTATTGCATAGGGCTTAAGTAGTTCAATATCCTGTAGTTTTTCAATAAAGTGTATGGACTTTTGCACCTCGAACTCACCCTCAAGGCTGTAAGTAGATGTAAGAGCCTTGATAATATCCATTATTTAACTGGAAAAAGTTTTTCTTCAATCATCTTAACGATGGCATCATCAATGTCATTATCAGTTTTTGCAACCATAGCTTTGAGCAATGACAACGCCGCTTTCCGCAAACTTTCACTTTTACCAAACTTGATAAACATTCCAATGAGAAATTTAGACATGATTTGTTTGTTTTTCCAAACATAGCTAATATGCCAGTATTAAACAAGAAATCTTAATCTCATGGAAGAAGAAGAAAAGGAAAGTCGGGATTATTTTGGACATGGGATCAGACTTTTAATTTTGGTTTGGGCTTTATCAGTAATGACTTTGGGATACATGGAAAAAATAAGGCTTGACACTTTTGCTGCTGGTCTTGTTGGAAATATTGCATCGGCTTATGGAATTTCTATAAAAGGTAAAAATGGCAACGCCAAGAAACCAGTTATAGTGGATAATAAGAATACTAAAGTTGGTATCAAATGAAAAAGCTCTTATTACTAGCTGCACTCTGTATTCCATCTGCGGCCTACTGTGACATTCAGAGTACGATCACATCAAGCGTCAAACTGGAATCCCTATCGGCAGCAACTTCAGCCGATAAACTGGGATCTAGTTACAGCATAAGCGGAACAAATATTTCTACTGTTGACTCTAACAGCAATGCAACTGTGGGTGGCTTTGGAACTGTAAGTTCTGGGGTTCCGTCAGTGACAATGCCAACTGCGTCACAAACTGTAGCTGGTGAAACTTTCAGTTTTTCTCAAGCCTACTTAGAAGGTGACCAGACTCCATCAGCAGCAATAACTTCACTAGGGACTGTTCAAAACTTCAGCGATTTGACATCAACTGCGTCAGGTTCCGTAGGTACTGCCAGCGTCAGTTTAGATCATCACACAATGTCGCTAACAGGTGGAACAGGAACAGGAATAGTATTGACTGGTCAATTCGTTACAGACTTAACTGTTGATTAATGTGGAGGACACTACCGTTTGTTTTTCTTATATCTAGCCCTGTCTATGCTGTCCCTGTGGTTCCTAACTTCACTCAGGGGTCAAGCACCAGTCGAACAGAAACAACAACTAATATTACAGAGACTATACGAACAACAGAATATGGTGGATTTCAATATAGTGTCTCAGGTTCTGGAATCCAAATGGATGGGACTTCAATCACACCTCCTGTCACTACCACTAATCAAAACCTAAACGGAACAACTTATACTTGGACAAATTTAGATTTAAACCAGAAACCAAATTGGACATTAACAAATCAAGGTGCTTTTCAATTTGTAGAAACATATACTCCAAGTGGGGTTCAGTCTATAACAGATGTTACCAGAACTATAGAAAGTCAAAGCGTAACCGATACAACCACAATTTTCTCCCAATAGTCGCATTATTAATTGGGAGTCCAGTATTTGCTAATACCTCAAACACTGCGGCTCCACAAGCATCTGCTAGTGGGTCAGTTTCAAATTTTGCAACGCAAGTTTTAGGTGGCCCTATGGTTGAAAATAGTTATGGTAATGGAATAATTTGCTCTGGCCCTCAAATGTCAATAAGCCCCTTTGCCTATACAAATCTAAATATAAAACGCCCTATGGATTATACGTATGAAACTCCTTACTACAATCAAGCCGTTGATGATGATGGGAACCTTACAAATGCTGGTGAAATTCTTTTTTATCAACAAAATTACAGTGGAAATAAGGATTCTTTAGGTTTGAATGTTGGTGTAGCTTTAACATTCAATATACCTTTAGATAAAAGATTTCAAGATGCTTGCTTAAAAAGTGCAACGACACAAGAAAAAATACAAAGACAAATATTATCTAAAGAAAGATTGAATTATGAACTTGCAAGGCTTAAAAATTGTGGGGAATTGAAACTTGCTGGAATTGAGTATGCAAAATCAAGTATTTACTACAAATTATGTGAAGATGTAATTGTAAGTCCAAAAAAAGGTCAAGTTCTGCCACATACACATAAATTACAGATTAAGAACTAGGTTTATTTAGCTTTTTCTTTATTTTTTTAAATAATTCAGATATTGCTTTTTTTATAATAGGAGCCAAAAGCGCAGAGCTACCAGCAACCACACCGATAACAGCAGTAGAAATGAGTGCTTCAGGTGAACCAATAAAGCTTTCTCTGAATGATACTTTTTCCCAATTTTCGACACACTCAAAAACTCCATTTATTTCTATTCTTATGTAAGAGTCAAATCTTTGAATCCTTTTGTCATTTCTGTAATCGCCTTTCATAAATTGTGGTTTTTCAGGTGGGCATGGTTCAAATTTTATTTTTTCTTTTTTTGTTTGTGGGATTTCTGGTTGTTCTGGTGATATATCTTCTTGTTCTTGGTTCTGTGGAGCTAGGGGGGCTGTGTAAATAAAATTGTTAGGATTATACTCCAATGGTTCAAAACTAGGAATATCAAATGTCCCACAGGCTTGATATGTACCTTTTTCATCTTTTCCTATAAGGCTAGGTAAATTATTCCTATGAGCATCAACACAAGCTGGTATATCTACGACAGGTTTTAGAATGACATCTAATGTAGGTCTATAAACTTCCCATTTGCGTATTTTTGGAATATCAATTTCTTTTATTTGAATCTGTGGAATTTGTATTTTTGGTATTTCCAATTATAATTTTGGTTCTTTAAATTTTGGTATTGTTGGCCCTGTCATATCAGGTAAAGCATTATTCAAAACTTTTGGCATCATGCCTTGCACATTATCCAAAACCTCATTCATTACTCTGGCCTTGAATTGTTCACTGGTAACAAACCTGTAAGCATAGTATGAACCGCCTAACATTGACAGGGTGAGAAATAGAGACAACAATGAGGCTATCTGACAAATACGAGCAAACATGGTTAAAGAAACAATACTTAAAGGGATTTCTTATACTTTGATTATATCAATGCTGATAATTTTACCCACTATAGCTCCTTTATATCTAATAACATCTTATTTTACTACCAAGGTACACCAACAGCAGAGGTAGGTGTAAGAACTTCATTTACTTTTGCTTCTAACTCTGTCTCAATCGCAGATACATTATAACTTGAAGCATTTAGGGAAGTTTTTACCCATCCCAAAACAGTAGAAGAATCTAAACTTGCGAAAGGAACAAAATCACTTGGTAAAGAATCAGGTTTTGTGAAATTGATTTCACCTATTATTCTTGATTTTTCCTCAGAATTAGATAAACCTTTTACGCGATAAATTACTTTAGTAACAAATCCATCTGCAACATCACGTTCCATTGTATTGATTTCCCAGTTTTTAGTAATTGCCATAACTATTTAAAAACCTTTATTAAGATTCTACTTTATTATTTACATTTATCAATTTTTCTAATTTTTCTAAACCGCCTTGTTCTTTAATAATTTGACCTACAATTTGATTTCTGTCTTTTTGTAATTTACCAATTTTTTGTTCTGCTTGTTCTTTTATTTCTTGAATTTCTTTATCAAGGATTTCAATTTTTTTTGTATTAAATTCTAAACTTTCTTTAGTTTCTTTAATCAAATCTTCTGGGGTCATAATAAAAACAATTGTTTACCTAGTATATTAGGCCACCTCTAAGGCTGCAACTTTAGCTGATAATTCTTGCACTGCTTTTATAAGTGGGGCAAAAAGCTCACTATAATTTAATCCCATAGGTGCATTTTTTGGTTTATAGATGCTACCAAAATCTTGAACACTTTTACCTAAACTTGTAATTGTTTCTTCAATATCTTGAACTATCAATCCATAATGAGTTTTATCGTCATCTTTATTCCATTTATAAGATACTGGTTTTAACTTATTAACAAAATCTAATCCTAAATCCGATTCAATTATTGTATTTTTTTCATTTTTATCTGACGTATTGATTGTTCCTGTAGCTGCAAATACTGTTCCCCATCTATCACTACCTCCTCCTATATTAAATGTATTATCGGATCCAGGAATATAATGTCCATTTCCATCCCAAAAACAAACAGTGGTACTACCTTTCATAATATTTAAAGTACGATCACCTGTATTAGTGTTTTGATTTTTTATAGTCGGAGCAGAACCACCCATAGAAAAAGAAGCCTTGTAAGCTGAATTTCTTTGATCTTCTACAGTAACAGTGCCTTCTTGAGATGCTGTAACTAATAATCCGTCACTACTGTTAGTACAATGAACTGTTGCACCGACAGTTGTTGTCTCAATTCTTTTTGTATTGTCTTCATATAGTTCTATTGATGAGCTTGCATTACCAACAATTAAATCTTTATTATCTGCGTTATTAGCTATTTTAAATAAATCGCTCCTTATCACTAAATTATTAGTGTCATTTTTAATAATGCTATTGGTTTGGTCGTGAAAAATTGATAAGTCTGCACCTGTTCCAAAAGTTGCTTTGGCATCATCAGCAAACTCAAGTGCATTATCTGATTTATCAAAAACTATATTTGCGCTTGCTCCTGTAAAAGTTACATCTTCATTAAAATTACTGGCAGAATCTACATCCACACCACCAGCTAAAGTAAATAAAGTTATCCAAGCATTATTGGATGAGTTTCTAATTTTTAAAACGCTATTACTTGTATCAGCCCACCATTGATAGGCATATGTTGTTGAGGGACTAGATGAGTTTGAATTATTACTTACAATCGCAGCAAGGGCATTATTTAAATCTGTTCTAAAAGCCGCACCAGAGGCATTATCTAGTACATAATCATGTGTAGCCATTACTTAATCCTTTTCTTTTAAGTATATATTAGTTGATAACTTAAATATAAACACATTTACCCCCCTTTACCAAACCCGATTGCGGTATATTTAAAACTTAAATCCTTGAAGTTATTGCTGCTGTCTCTTGTTTCTATTACAAATTGAGTGCCTGTAACAGATGTTATTTTGAAATAATCGCCTGATACCGCACCTTCAATTGTTATTCCAACAGTTGGTAAAAATGCTGTTGTTGATCCACCTAAAGAGCTAGTACCTGTAAAAAACGGACTAGAAAAAGTAACTGTCTTGGCTGAACTATTTGTTGCACATTGACTTGCAATAGCAGTATTTACAGTTTCTGTTCTACGCTTTACACTTGCTTCAAATCCAAGTTCCTCTATTTTTATATTTTGGGCTGGGTCATTTGATGTAAGTTCTGTTCTAAACTTAAAGCCTCTTCCTTTATATTCACCATTTGCAAAAGTATTAAATTGCGTGAAGTTTGCCCCATAAGTGCAAGATGTTCCACTTGATATTGTTGCACTAACACTTGCTGTAACTGTAAAAGAGTTTGCATCAGGAACAGTTTGAATTTCATAATTACCATCTGTTGCACTGCCAGCAGTAAAATCTATAACAACAAAATCGCCTACAGAATATCCATGCGAGGATTTAGTTATAGTAATAGTTGTATCACTTTGACCGTAAGTGGCTGAGACTGAAGTTGCTGGGTCAATATTTGTTGTTGCAACTAATAATTTTGCATTTACATCTTCTGCTTTAGTTCCATCAAATTCAGTCCAAGTATCTATGTTTGCAGTTCTTGAATCAATAAGGTCATTCGGTAAAATACCAAAAGTTAGAAATCTTCTTTTTAATGTGAGATTAAATATTGCTGCCAAATCTACTTTATTTTGAAATTCATAAGAACCACTTGAATTTATAGGGCCAGCAAAATCAATATTTGATAAATCATCAATGTTTTGAAAAACATCATCTATAAGTAATGTTCCATCAAGTAACAAACCATCTAGATCGGCATCAAAAAATGTATTTACTTTGTCACCTTGAAATGGTGGCGAGTCTGTATCTTCATTTTCTGTAAGAATTACTTGATTTGGTTGCGGATCTGGTAGCGAAACAATTACTTTTGCTGCATTTTCAGATTTACGGCCACCATCATCAATAAATTTTATTAAATATGTTCCGTCTAATGCTGGGACAATAGCTTCTGTTACATTTCCAGCAAGTTTTGGGATAATTTCTACTGCATTTGCAAAAGTAGCTGTTGCTCCAGTATCAGGTGTATGCCTTACTGAAATAGTGCCACCATGGATTACATCAACAGAGGTAGAGGGGTTAAAACGTAAACGTACAAACTGATCTGATACAGGTTCTATTGTTAATCCACTTGGATCTTCTGGTAAAGCTGTTTTTCCTACAGCAGAAAAAGTTAATCTTGAAGTATCTGAACTTAAAACTCCTAATGTGTTAAAAGATTTTACTGCAAATGTATATGATCCTAATCTTGACTCAAATAATTCAAAACTTGGCCTTGCAACTCTAAGTCTTTCGGGATTGTCATTTTCATATTGAAACTCAACTAAATATTCTTTAACACTTTTCACAGGTTCCCATGCCACAAATATTTTTGAAACAGCCCTGTTATCAAGGGTCACAATTTGTTCTGTTGCTGATAAATTACTTGGTGCCGATGCTTCAGCTATCAAAGTTGTTATTGTTCTTGGATTGAGTGCAACTGTTGTATCTTCTACTTGTGCATATTTGTTTGTGTCATGTATGACAGCAGTAATTGTATATTCACAATGATTTATCTCTTCAACTGAAACTACTTTAAAAATTTGAAACTCAGTAGTTGTATTCTCTATTGCCCATACACTATTTGCTTGCGGAGTTGAAGAAAATGCTGAAGAAACTGTAATTGTTGTTCCAGAAATAGAACTTATAGATCTGCTTTCAGTAGAGCCATCTGATAAGACAACAGATAAAGTTGCAGAATTTTCAGTGGTTAAATCAGTATTATTTGCATCATCAACAACTATCTGTGTAGTTGAAACTCCTGTTTTTATTCTTCCACCTCTTCTAACGCCAGCTCTCATTGAATCTGCAATAGCAATAATTGTTGCTGGTCTTACAATTACACCAGCCTCTAAAGTAGTTTTAAAAGTGACCACCTCACTTTCTAATAAATTTGAATATAAAAACCACCTACCAAGACGATTTGCTTGACCAATAGAAGTACAGGCAAAAGCTTTTATTGTTTTTCTTGTTCTGCCAAATTTATTAATTGCGTCCAATCCAGTAGATCCAGAACCTAAAGCAGTTATTTGATCAGCAGTAACCAATTCAAATTCCATTGACTGGGTTTGATTATCAAAATACTGAACCTCTACTTCGGTGTATTTCAGTCTTGCTCCTTGATTTTGATATGTAAATCCTTCTTCAGAGACATTTGAGTTATTAAAAATATATTGTGCATCAGATGTATTTGTAGATGTATTAGTGGGTCTATCCTGTGATATTTGCAGAGTGCCATTGCTATAAAAAGGCATAGCGTTCATCACTGCACAAAGATTATTAATCAAGTTATAGGCATCATTTTTTTGATTTAAAATTATATTTGTTGAAAAGCGTGGCTCAGTTGTGCCTGTTATCGGATCAGTTATCAAAGCACTTGCATAAGCACTAGCAGAATAAAAACTAAAAACATCTAGATTTTCTTCCTGAACAATTCCATCATCACCGCCAAACCCCTTATCAGTTGTCAAAATGTCATACAAAACCCATGCTGGGTCTGAACACCACTCTTTATTTGCTTTAAATGTTCCGTTGAATGTATAACCATCTGGATAAATTACCCTTCCATTTGTGCTATCCACCGTTGTATCATGCGGAACTTTGATCTTAGTTCCTTTGATACGGTACATCCGTCTAGGATAGCTTTGAAATTCTTGAGCATTAAATCTAAGTGCAACATAAGCAAAACCTTGATATGCACTAACATCTGATTGTATTTCAGTAAAAGAAAGCCAATTTGTAGAATTTTGTAATCTTACATCTGTGCCATCTGGTGTATTTCTAAAAACACTCAATGTCAAAGGAAAATTCATTGCCCTTTCAAAAATAAGCTCAAAGTCTTTTACATAAGGACTTGCAGCTTTTCCATTTGTTTTATCAAGAATTACAGGATTATTAATTGTGCCATTATTTTCAGTAATTCTTATAGAAATTTTTGCCTCTGCACCTGCTACATCACCATCGTCTTTAAATTCCTGCATCGCTGGGAATTGAATAGTAACTCTTAATTTATCAACTAATTGATTACCATCTGAATCTAAAACACCTGTTACTGTTCTTGATAAACCTGTACTTGTTTTTACTGTACAATCACCTTGGAAAGATGTATCCTCAAAAGTTGTATTGATTACAAATGAACTAGAAGTAGGAATAGAAAGTATATTTTCAATTTGTGGCTTTTCAGTTTGAACAGTTCCAGCCGCTGTTGTATTTGTCCATTGAACAACCTCTCCAACAGAATAACCATGCGCTCCACCTGTTAATCCCACAAGCATTTGATTTGCACCTAAATTAACAGTGACACCATCAATAGTTGTTGTTTGTCCACCAGACCCAGCAAGTGTATAAGTACCTGTTTTTGTTGTTGCAAAAGGGCTATTTGTTAAAGCAACTCCAACAGGAATTGTATTTTCGATTGCATTTATTTCTTGAGTTGGTGTTTGATCACTAGCACCATTTTTTACAAATACTTCTACATCTGTAAAATTTTCTTCACCTAAAGCATTCTGTAAAGGTGTATTGTCTAAAAAAACATTTTTTCTAAAAGTACTTGAGCCAGCCCCACCTCCATCAAGTATCCCATCAATTTCTCCGTAACCTAATAAATCCAGAACTGTTGCAAATTGCTTTGATCTAAGTCCTCCATCTATTAAATCAGGATCAACAAGCCCTCTGCCTTTCGGAATTTCTCCAAATAATTGATCTCCACCCTGTACCTGTCTAACCATTATGTTATTCTTTCCCTAGTAATTTGGGCAGTGTCAACACCTGAACTGATCAAAATTGAGCCACTAAAAACAAGTCCATATAAAATTGGGACTGGAACACCACTTGTGCTAACGTTTTGAATGCCGCTAAAAGAATATGATCCTCTTATCCTAGGATCAACGTCACTCACTGACGATTGATTTTGAAATGTGTTTTGTGGAGCAATCAAATCTGTAATACCATCAATTATCATTGAAGTTCCAATTCCTGTTAATGCTCCAGCTAAAACAGTACCAATAATATAACTTGATGCATATGTAGCAGCAAGATATGCACCACCTGCCGCTAAACCACCGCCGATCAAAAAAGGAACTATAGGGCCAGAACCCGAAGCAATAGGGATTATTTGTATATCGCCCTGACCTGACAAAGAAAGTAAATCTTCTGTTATTTCATTACCACCCATTTTAACTTTATAAATTTGATCATTCATATGTTTTTGTAATCCTTCAAAGTTTGCCATTAAAAAACTCATTGCTTGTTTTGGTGATCTTACCGCAGCCTCAAAGTAAGATTTACCTAAAAACTGCCTTAATTTGCCATAAACTTTAATTTTTTTAAGCTGCATATCTATAAACTCCTCTTAGTGCTTTTTGGTATCTTAAGTCAAAAGGTTCTCTACAACTTAATGATTTTATATTGTGATTTAATATCATGTTATCACCTAAATAAAGAGCAACATGGTCTAAATTACCTGTCATTGATTTAAATAATAAAACATCGCCTATTTGTAAACAATCATTATTAGGTTGTTTTTTAAAACCTGTCAAAGGTAAACCTTTTTCAAATAAAGGACTCTCAAAAAAATTTTTTATATGTTTTGGTCTTTTCCACTCTTTTAATTTAATATTTTTTGTTTCTAAGTACCAATCAGAAATTATACTCCAGCAATCATACTTTCCCCAGATGAACCTTCGCCCAATAAGTGAAGGTGCTTTCCAACCTATAGGCTCTAATTTTTCCCAATAATCGTGTTGAATACTATAAATGTAGTATGGAAAGCCAAGATGTTCACAGGCTGCTTTATCTGTATCTGATGGTGTAGCGGCTCCTACAGGGTGACTATGTATTACACCAATAACTTCTCCTGTATCTTCACATTCTGCCCAGTCATCAGGATCAAGTACAAAAAATTCAAACTTTCCTTCCGCAAGGTTTTTACAAGGCCAAAAAGTTTCTTTTCCTTTAATTATTGCTAACAAACCACAAGCCTCCTCTGGAGATTGTGCGTTTGCATATTCTTTAAATGATTCTTTCCAAGACATTTTAAGCATTTACAAAAGTACCAACCCCCGGAAAATCAGCTCTTGTAACAAGTTTTTTTGGTGCGGCAACACCAAACAAATCAAAAGAACCTACCATTTCAAACTGAACAACATCCCTATTTTCCGCTGGTTTTCTTTCAATAAAATAAATTTCCTTTGGTAGTTCTGCTGAAGGATCAACAGAACCTACTTTATAAGGATTAACATTTGAAGGGAAATTTTCTTCATCTAAAAATCTTGCTAAAGTTCTTCTGCGTGTAACTTTTGCTCCTGAAAGATCAGAAAAAGCTGTTGTTTGATTTGTAAGTTGAAGAATAGCAGTTATAGTTCCTAATAAATTAGAAAATGTTAAAGTTGGTCTTGGCAGTTTTCCCTTGCCTGTATATTTAAATCCCTCTGCCTTCACAGGGATTCTTGTATATGTATTTGATTGCCATACTATATCAAGGCTATCTTTCATATTATTCCCTGCATGAAATAAATAAACAGTTGGATTTGCAATTGTTGAATTTACATTGAAAGAAACATTACCACTTGTGGACTGCGAAGTTGTACCAGTAACAGTAAAAGTATTTGTAGTTACACTCTGAATTGTATAAATCCCATCAATTCCATTTCCAGAGGTAAAATCAAGACTTAAAATTAGCCCAGCAGAAAAACCATGAGAGTTAAGTGTAATGACAATTTGTGTCCCAGCACCACCACTACCATCTGACTGCGCATATGTAGCTGTTTTTGCAGATTTTGTATAGTGAACATCAGCTTTCAATTCAACAGAAAATAACTCAATAATTGATTTATTGGTAAGTTGTTGTAATTCAGTAACAGGATTTGCCATTTATGGTTCAAAAACCTCCCTAAAAGTTGTATTTATTATTGCTCTATTGTTGTATGGAATAGTTTTTGTCCATGTATCACAAACATATTGTCCAGCCCCAGAAAGAGTAATTGAAACATTACCGCTGTTTGTAGCAGAGGCAGCAGCCGTAACTGTAAAAGTATTTGCATCAGCAGACGAGGCAACAACAAAATCACCATCAGTTGCAGAGCCACTTGTATAATCAATTGTTAAAACATCACCAATAGCAACTCCATGTGAGGTAATACTGATAGTCACAGTTGTTCCGCTTTGCGAATATGTACCTGTTTTTGTAAAACCCTCTGCTGGTGGGGTGAATGTAAAACTTGCCTGATCGTTTACTCTACTTCTTAAAAATGCTTCTATAACGTCTGCATCAGTCTCCGACACGTTAAAAGTAAGATCATATACTTTAGGATCTTGAGATAATGGAAGGCCATATAAAGCCCTAAATTCATAGCCATCACCAAGGGTAGAAACCTTTACTTTGGGTTTACTTGTTTTTCTCATCCCATAAGTGGGAGTTATTGATGGAAATGTAGCCATTATCTATTTAATAAACCTCCAGCCCTTTGTTCATCAATTATAGTTGCTTGCACAACACTGGCAATAAGACCTCCAAGTTGATCGGCCTCAGATCCACTTCCTTGAACAGATGTACCAGAGGCATCAACATTTACAGTAATCATATTATTTGTTGTACCGATTGCATTGTTTGGAATAATATTGCCACCCCTTGAACCCATTTGCAAAAGCTCTGGCCCTCTTTCGCCGACTAAATATGCACCGCCAGCAGATACAGGGCCACCATTTGCTCTTTTACCAACAAAAATATCACCCAAAAATCCCCCAATCTTTTCTCCTATTCCAGAAACAGCACTTTGTATAGCTACTTCAATAAGTTTTCTTTTTAGGTCGTTCAATACGCTTACTGCGGCTTCCCCAAGAGTTTTTGTCCCCATAGCAGCGTCAGTAAGGTTTGTAACAATGCCATCTTCAACACTTTTACCAATTTCCATATATTTTTCTTTTAATTTTTCAGTTTGTTCTTCTTGTTTTTTTTGTGTCTCTGTAATTTTTTTATTTGCTGCATCTTGCTTTTCTTTCTCTTTTGTAATTTCTTTTTCTTTTTCAAGAACTTTATTTCTGCCTTCAAGTAAAGCTATATCTGCATTAACTTCATCAAGTCTGTTTTGTATTCCTTGTTTTGACCTTCCATTTGCTTTATCAAGTCTTTTAATAAGTTTATCTCTTATCTCTAATTGTTCTTTCAATATTTTATTAACTTCTTCCTCAGAACCCTCTTTGACTAATTCATTAAATTTTTTCTGTTCTTGATTATGTTTGATTATTGCAGTTGTAGCAACTCCTAATAAAGTAGCCAAACCAACCAAAGGTAAAGCATTTAAAGCAATACTTAAAGCCCCTGTAGAGATCGCTAGTGCTTTTGTAGCAATGGAAGCTGTAGATGTTGCTTTTGCATAAGCTATTGCCCCTGCGGTAGTAAGTTTAAACTTAGCTATTAAAAGGGTTTTTGCAGCGACTAATAATGTTGTTGCAGTTGAAAAACCTTTAACAGCAATAGCAATTCCTGTAAATATTCCAGCAGTCTGCACTATTGGTGAGTTAACAAGCTCAGTTATTGATTTTGTTAGTTGTGTTATTCCTCTAAGTGCATCTAAAACTGCTGGAGCAAGCAAACTTCCAACAGCAATTGATAGTTTTTCTGTTTCATTACTTAAAACTTTAAAAACCATTGTTGGATCATTTTTTATTAATTCCTTAAGAGCGTTACTGCCTTCTTTTTCTATTTCTTTAAAAGATGCAACAACTACATCTTTTGTGATTTTTCCTTGTGCAGCCATATCTCTTAAAGCACCAACATTGACCCCTAGCTGATCTGCAATTGGTTTTAGAACTGCTGACATTTGTTCCGAAATACTATTAAATTCATCACCTCTTAAAACTCCAGAACCTAGAGCTTGTGTTAATTGACGCATTGCACCTGCCTGTTCTTGAGCAGAAGCACCAGACAAGATAGCTGCTGTATTAAATCCATTAAATATTGCAGTAATTTCTTCCATGCTTGAACCTAGTGGCCCAAGTCTTGCCTGTAAATTCGTTACACCTTCAAGAGCATCAATCGAACTTAAACCAAATTTTGTCTGAGCTTCATCAGCTAATTTAAGAGATTCAGTATAAGTGCCATTACCCTTAGTCAATATTTTTAATCTTTGATTTAATTTTTCAAAACTTGTTGCCGCAGTTATAGTTCTTTTTGCAAGCACTCCTATACCAATTCCAGCGATTGCAGTCTTTAGTCCACCAAATGACCTCTGTAGTGCGTTTGTTTTATTTTGTACTCCCTGCAATGCTCTAGTCGCATTGGTGGCATCTACAGTAAGTTTTACATTCGCCTGTGCCACAAATAAAAAAAGCCTTTATTATATATTACCTTGAATTGTGTTTTTGTCGTTGAACAGCTTTTCTTTCTTCGTCAAATTTATTTTCATAATATCCAGCCCAATATATCAACTCTTCTTGAGTTATTGATTTTCTTAATTCTTGCAGTGTTTTGCCTAATTCTGTTGCGAGAAAAAACTCAAAATTTAACCAGTTATCTCGCTTTAATCGTTTTTTGCTGTATCTACATCAAGTTTTATATCAAACAAAAATAATTCTATTTCATTTAACACATTCTCTGGCAATTCTCTTTGTAAGTTTGGTGCATCTGCAAGGGCAAAAGCTTTTGTGCCATCTTCTAACTCTGCCATTTGACAAAGAATTTGAGTTGACACTGTAAGAGCCTCATCAGTGCCAGCTACACTTTGCGCTCTTTGTCTATCAAATCTTGTAAGTGGCTTGAAATATAAATCAACTACCTTTTCACCTTTAGCATTTTTAAACTCATATTTCCTCCTAGTGGACATCTGATCCCCATAGGACTCAGTAATGAGATCAATAGTTCTTTTGTTTGGCATAAGTTAAGTGCGAAGTATTTTAAATTTACTATATATCTGAAGTTATTGCACCTGTTGTCTGGAATGTGACGTTGATAAGCTGTATCTCGCCAAGAGTTGCTCCATATTCGGCATTTGTAATAATGCCAGAAAAAGCTAATTTTTTTGAACTTGCTGAACTATCGGGGAACAATTCAAACAATGCATCACCAGCATCACCTGTTGTAAGTATATCTTCAACAAATGCAAGATAATCTGAGTTGCCAGCGTTGTCATAAATTAATTCTGCTGAACCTTCACCTGCAATAAGACCACCTACAAAAGTTTTTGATGTGTTACCCATGACTGTGGTTTCCTGAGTATCTTTAGTAATTGATAAAGACCAATTTCTAAG